CGGCTCTGTCACCTGTATAACATAGTCAGCAGATCTATAAGATGCTACAGGAATAGTCTCAATAAGATTATCACCCGTCGTAACAAATCCGGAGACTGTGTTAGATATTGTATATCCAATTCCATTAGTAATTACGTAGTTATTAGTTACAAAGTTATTAGCTAGAACGTTATTATTGAACGTACCAGTACCAGTAACACTCAAGGTATTAGAGAAAGATACACTATTCGTAACCGACAAGTTATTTGCAAAGTCGCCAGACATTGCAGATATTGTCCACCTATTAGTAGTATTACCAAGGGAGTATGCGTTGCTGGTCGGATTTAAACTTCCTTGAACAAGACCGGTATAGGCCATTGTTCCTGAAACTATAAGATCACCATCAACCGTTAAAGAACCGGCTACATTGGCATAACTGGCAACACCAAAGCTACCGGCAACATTAGTAGATCCATTAAACTGCGAATGACCAGTAACCGTTAATGTATTAGAGAATGTAACGGCATTTGTAACTGCAAAAGTATTTGATAATGACGTCGCGCCAGTTACACTTAAAGTATTTGATAGTGTTGTTGCACCAGTTACTGCTAATGTATTGGAGAAGCTAACTGCATTGGTGTATGCTAAATTCTTAGTATTAGCAACTAATACTGTTCCGATCGAATGAGTAGCAGCGTTAACCACGCCGGTGTGATAAACACCAAGAGTGTTAGATATTAAACTCGTTCCAATTGTAAATGAGTATGCATTAACTTTGGATGATGGAGAATTAACCAGAGCGTTTGTCGAGTTGACGGCAGAGATAGTCAACCATGTGGTATTATTAGCACCAAGCTTAAGTGTTCCTGAAGCATTATTTGGTGTAATATAACCATCAGTTCCATCACCATATACTGCTAAGTTATTAGCAAAGATATGTCCAGAGTTGCTCCACACATTACCGTACGCACCAATCTGTCCTTCAACTCTTAACTTATCTGAAGCAGCTGGGCTGACGTTTCCTACGCCAATCCAACCAACCGTAGACATATTATTAGATAGTGTTGTATTACCGGTTATATTAACAGTATTTGAGAAGTTAGAAGTATTTGTAACTGTCAACGTATTAGAGAATGTAGCAGCGTTGCTTACAGTAATTGTATTTGAGAAAGTAGCGGCGCCAGACGTAAGAAGTGTGTTAGAAAGTGTGGTCGCCTTAGCAACACTTAAAGTATCATCTAGTGTAGTTGCACCGAGAACTTCAAGCGTGTTATGTAAAGTGGTCGCACCATTTACATCTAGTGAACTGTCAAGTTGTGCAGCACCACTAACATATAAAATATTGTTGAGTGATGTTGGTCCGTCAACTACTAGTGAACTGTGTGCTAAAAGATTACCAACTACAGAGACAACATTCGAGAACGTAGCAGTGTTTGTAACCGCAAGAGTATTTGATAGTGTGACCGCTCCAGTAACACTCAGGGTATTTGAGAATGTTACAGTGTTTGTAACTGCAAGAGTATTTGATAAAGACGTCGCACCGGTAACATTTAATGTGTTTGAAAGTGCGGCAGAACCAGTTACTGCTAACTGATTTAGAAGATAAGTTATACCGGTAACATACAGTGTATTTGAGAACAATGCAGTATTAGTGACCGATAGAGTATTTGAAAGTGTTGCTGCACCGGTAACATTTAATGTATTAGAAAGAGTAGTTGCTCCAGTCACTGCAATCGTGTTTGAGAATGTTGCTGTATTAGTTACCGCAATAGTATTTGATAGAGTAACTGCATCTGTCACTTCAAGAGTACTATCGAGCATAGTATCTCCAACAACATATAGTGTATTAGAGAGAGTGGCATTACCTGTTACTTGAATAGTATTAGATAGTACGGTATTACCGACTATCAACACATTATTTGAAAACGTCGAGGTATTAACAACAGATAATGTATTACCAAAAGACACTGCACCATTAACAAACATCGTGTTTGACATGTTAACTGCATTTGTTACCGATAGTGTGTTTGAGAGTGTAACTGCACCAAGAATAGATAAAGTATTTGATCCTGTTACAGTTCCTACTATAGCAACGTTACCAGAGATATTAGCAGTGCCCGTAACTGCGAGTGTAGCGTCTGGATTTGTATTTTTGATACCTACGTTGGCACCAGCAGTCAAACGCATCACTTCATTATTTAAATTTGTTCCGCCAGTAAAGAAGTTTACATACTTTGCGCCGGCAGTACCGATCGAGAGGTTAGTATTCCCCACATACACGTACCCGTCAGAAGCACCGCCAATTGTCCACTGAGTATTTGTATAGTATGAACCACGAATACCAATATCGATAAAGTTATTTGAAAGTACACCGAGTGTATCATATAGCATCAAGTCTGCAGATGCACTTACACCATTACTAGAGTTAGTATGGGTTATCTTTGAGCGTGAATTGGTGTTTGTAAATGTTGTTATGATGGCGTTATTGCCATCGCCAGTCCAACCAACTGTTGTATTGACTAGTGTGTTTCCAATCGTTGCAACCGAGTTTATAGTAGCATTTGTGGTTATCGTAAGGACACTAGTAGAAGTTAAGTTACCGCCGGAAAGAATGCTGATGTGTAAGCTATTAGATCCAAAGTGTCCATTGACGAACGAGTTACCAGATGTCAGAGATCCGCCAAGACTCGAGTCGGCAGTTACCGTGTTTGTCGATATGATCTGAGAGATATAGTTGGTTATCTGCAGCCACGCACCGAACGTTTGACTGGTGGTAAGCTGCGATACAGGTATACTCATTATTGGATTCTTTCTAGTAACTTATTGAGCAGGTCTTTTATCTCAGAGACATCTTTCTTTAAGTCGTTATGTTCTTCAACAACATTTGCCAACTTTAACTTAAAATCTCTCTCTTCCCTATATTTATTCAAAGCATTTAGATCTTTATTAAGAATTGCCTTGCTATGTGTATCCCTAATCAGATCTGGTCTATCTTTTACTTTAAGATAATCATTCATATTAAGCCTGTAAGTTAATAACTCTCAAATCACTTACTCTAGGAACCAGTGCAGTGCTGTCGGCGACTGGGACGAACTTCATGGCATACTGTATATAGCTGTCATAAACTGCATCGCCCTTTGTGCAGTATCTCACAACATTATAGTTCTTGTCATACATGAATGCAGATGTTGTCGACTCAATTCCTGGTATTATTCCTATGCCGGCATTAGTCGAGTTAAATGACGGCGCCCTATCGATGACAAAAGAAGTTGAATTTGTCACATATAAAATCTGTCTAACATTAAACGTTTTTGTAGCTGCGTCTGACAGTAGATAAACAAATGAGTTATTCGTTAGTCCCAAAGTTGTTGAACACATTACATAACTAAGGGCAGTATTTGTAACTGTATTTGCTGGATAAAGCATCGCGCTCTGATTAAAGCCATATGTGATCTCGACAAGATCATGACTATTGATCTGACTGCTCAGCAAACCGGTATCACTCGTCTCTACTAACTTAGTCCAAGCTTTATCGCTGAAAGCCTCGTTGTCTGCGGTGTTCTTTACTCTTGCATACATATAGACATTTGTATTAGCTGGACGATACGCGCCGATATATACCTTAATATCTTCGGCATCTTGGTTTGCTGCAAGTATGATGTTCTTCGAGATATATCTTGAAGCGCGATAGTATCCATTATTATTGGCTTCATTGTACGCTTCGGCATTATATACGAATCCTGTAATGCTGGCCGTCGTATCCGTGAAAGCTACATTCGGTGAGAAAGCACCATTGACATTTGTTAGTCTAATGTACGTATTGTTGGCGTACGCCACCGTGCCATAAGCCGTATTTCCATAACTCGTCTGTGTTATAATATCATTCTTTGATATCGTCGAGCTCGTTGCATTGATCGTTAAGTAGTAACCATTTAAATGATAGTCTTTTGGAGCAAAGTTCTGTGAGTACACCACATTTGTTCTAAGCGTATCAATTACAGGTGTTATCTTACTATTAGCGCTGTTCATGTCTACTTTAAGAGTAACAGAGTGTGATCCGGATCGTCCTCCGGCAAGAAGCGCATACTCATTACTTCTAGACATGGCTATTCTTTCTTGATCTGTCAATTCAAGAATAGTTTCGTTGTGAAGAGGTATATATGAAGTGTCAGCGTCTCTTCCAGAATTATTAGCAAATCCTTGGAATGAGAATGCTATGTCTGTATTTGGTGGAGCTATAGAAGATATCTGTGGAGTGATGCTGTTGTACACTGGGTCAAGTAACTTATAGAAGTTAGCGGACGCTCCAGATATAACTCCTATCATGGCTACGTTAGACACACCAGATAGATTAACTGAACTATTAGAACTTGTTGAGTCAAGAATACCATAATAGTTATTATCAGTTCCAGGATAAAACTTACTGCCTGAGAAGAATCCAGTTAACAACCCATCTGCTATAACCCTACCATAACGAGCATTATTATCTGTAAAGCTAATAGCACTATTAACTTGAATACCCGTACGACCAGAAATTAATCCTGATATCTTAACAACTTGAGTTGTTGTAAGATCTGACTTAGAAATATGAATAACTTGGTTTGTAGCAAATACACTATTATCAGGAACAGTTATGGTATTAGATCCCTGCGTGGTTACAACATTCTGTGATAAAGCGGTTACAGTCGTATTGGCGCTTGTTGTTAAATCTTGAAGTATTCCAGTACTAAAAGCTCCAGTAGCAGAATTTACATAGATCTTAGCGCCGTCAGTCGCATATATTATTCCATTAGAAGATCCTTGAAAAACAGTGTCTCCGATACTCAAAGTTCCAGTATTGCCGGTTGTAGTAAATGCGGCTATATTATAGTAACCGTTACTAAACACTATTGGCTCTCTCATATAGAATGAGCCTACAGGATTATTATATATGATCCACTCTTCATCAGGCGTAGTAAAATATGCTGAACCGGACGATGACGTAAACTGCGCAACATATATCTGATACTTTAAGTCTTCAGTTATAATCGGTGTCCAGTCCCTATCATTTGAAGATAAGAACAGGTCACCAGAATCATTATTAGTATAGATCGGAGTTTGGGTATTAACATCTTTATCGCCTATAACAGCGGTCCAAATATTATATGAAGGATCGCCTGCCATAGGAGCTACCACGAATGCATAAGACTTATTAGACTGAACAAATACAGGCGTGTCAAACTCAAATACAGTTGGAATAGAGGCGTCGGCCGATGCTCTTATAAGAGGATAACCATTATATGCATCTGTAACTAGTAGCTTCTTACTAGCAAATGGAAGTTGATCTGCGGTCGGAACACCATTATTAGTAGTTCTAATCTGAAGTTCAACACCGTGCGTGTCGCTGATAGACTGAAAATAAACAGCTATCTTAGTGATATACACGCCCGCTACTCCTGTTGGAGATGGCGGCTCGTTGATGAAGAATGTCTGACCAATTGGCTTCATATTTTATATATCCTCTAAATTTTAATTATTTATTGGCTCTGGAAAGCCTAGTTTATTACCGAAAAGCTTGCTGATAGAATATAAAACAAAAACACTTCCAAGCCATACGGTAGTAAGACCCTTTCCTATTGTCTCATCTTCTATAGACTTCGTTCTAGGAAGTGAATTAACAGCTTTACTAATAACCTTTCCTATTCCCATCATAATCTTACCGGCCAAGTTATCTGTCTCACTTCTTCCAACAAGATACTTCATATGGTGTGACCATGGTGTAGCAATTCTATAAGTCATATTTGTAATAATTTCAAGCTCTTTCTTTCTTCTTTGTTCTGGATCTTTTATCCAGAACATAAGATTAGGAGTCTCTCCAGACAACCACTTAACTACATATTTAGCCCAACGGATATAACCATTATAAACGGCTGGATCGCTGAACCTTAGCATATCACCAAACATCTCATCCGCGATATGTGTCTCTTCATCCATCAGACCCATCTGATAAAGTTTTGTACAGATGATGCAGTGACACCCACAGCTATCGCCGTGATTAACGGGTGGAGGGGCGGTGTGTGTCTTTGTTGTCTGGTCAACTACAGCTAGTCCCGAAACAGTAGCAGTGTCTTTTACTTCGGTAGACTGAAGTACTGTTTGTCTAGTGCTAAGTATTGTTGTCTGCTTACTGAACGCTAGCTTTGATCCATAAAACGTAACAGATGCGTCTGTGGTCTTAGCATTTTCGCCCTGTTCAAGACTATATATATCAGTCAACATAAATACGTTCTCTTCCGCCTTGAATGTATTGGCCGGAATTGAGAATATACCCTGAGCAGTACCTTTACTGTCAGTCTTACACGCATATACATTACCGAAGCTATCTTGATTAGCAGTTGTCATGTAACCATAAACAGTTTGACCAGTCCCGGTATACTGCCAAGTGCCGTACTTATAGCCATAATCTTCTCCGAAGTATGCCATAATTCTTGCATCACCGATACCTGGTGAATTTGGTACAGTCAGATCTTTAATATATTGAGCACAGTGCGTAGACATCGGCACATTAGAGAAGTAAGCGTATAAGATAGTATTTGGCTTCATACCACTAACCTTAAATCTAATTGTCGCGGCTTTAAGATAAGGTAGTATGCTTATATTATTAACGAATGTTCCAAGATTTAAATTAGCGTCGCTTACAGTATTATTAAGTGTAGTTCCTACACGCGATATTTTTGTTGTTGTCTCAGCGAGTGTTTGAGTATTGGTCGTGGTATCTTTACTATTATCATTATTAGTAACTGTCGTACTGCTGGCTGCCGTAATCAGTGTATTGGCTGTGGTCGCATCGGCTGCAACCCAGTTACCCCACTGGGTTCCCCATGCATTCTGTAGATTTATAAAGTTTGATGCGAGGTCCAGATTATTAACGATATCTGGAGCCTGTGTCGTATCAGGTGAGTCTGTGCCGGTAGGTGTAAGTTCAATATTACCCTTATATGTGTATATGTTTCCATCGACACACGATCTATATCTAGACCCATATCCCTGTGAGATATAGATATTATCACTCGTGTGATTGAGCATTATAAGTTCACCGTGCTGCATAACACCTGTACTTAGCGCATCGTTAAACTTAAAGTTACTCTTAAACTGGGCATGTGCCGGTCTAGCTTCTCCAGATATAGTATCGAGCCCAATATAGTACTTAGGATCAAGAGTATTTGATCTGCTAAAATCTTTAAATGACTCGACGTAAATACCATTCTGGAATCTATTCTGACCTGTTGTAGCGCTTCTAGTTTGCAAGCTGGTTGCCGACTGCTCAAGAAGAGAAAGAGAAGTATAGTATTCAATATTATCGATTCTTTTCTCGATCTTCTTGATATCTTTCATCGTATATCTCTTGTTCTGCAAGAGAGTAGATGTTATCGCATAGTCAAACTTCTTGTAAGTCTTAGCGTCGTCAGTCGAAAGGGAAGGATATGGTGGGACACTCACAAATCCGAGTGTCATCATACCAGATCTCTCAGCAGGAGCTATCGGATTGATAGCATCAGGAATTCCTTCACCGACTATAACACTGCCTGCAGTGTTCATCATTACCCTATCAATTCTTTTTAGATAATAAGACAGATCTGTTTGGAAAGTAGAGTCTGGCGTAGGGAGATAAGGCGCGCCTGAAAATGTTAAAGTAGATGAAGGATTAATAGTAGCAGCAGCTACTGTGGTTGCATTTGCCACTGCGGTATTAGTTGCGTATGGACGAAAGTCTATCGAGTCTCTAAGATCGAAGACGTTACCCTTACTATTCGTGTATACTGGAATCTGTGCAGTAACTATAGCATTAGTATTCGCTGCGCCGTGAACGTCGTCGATCGGATAAGAGTCGCCGGCAAAGAAGCCAACACCCTGAGATGTATTATATGTGAATACAGACATTCTGACAAGTATAGTCGATTGATTTGATAAGATACCGCCGGCAGTAGATGTGTTTATTGACATCTTTGCTATATCGTAGTGTGCGTCTCTCTGGCCATTATCCAAAGTAAAGTTGCTTGAGTAGTCTACACCGGTATTAGAGTATGTGTGTCCTGATCCAATATATACACCATCGATGCTCAGTACGTCAGGAACGCCTAGAGACCATGGACCGGAGACTCCACCTGCGTTGTTTGAGCAGTCGATCTTAACATAGACATTTCTATTAAGAACTTTTTTAACAGATATAGTTGGGCTGGTATTACTTATCGTTGATCTATTGACGCTATAGAAGATATCAGCTGTAAACGATGATGTAGGTGTCATATCGCCTATTGTTAATATTGCTTGTTGGCTCGCAACATTAATAGTTCTATTTGAACGATTAGAGAACGGTATTACAGATCCTGCGGGAAGTGTTTTAGTAAATGTTGTACCCGTATTAGTCGCAGATATAACAGGCGTTACTGTCATCGATACGTTGTTAGCTATCGATACGATCTGAACCGTCTGTGGGCTGGCATGATTGATAGTTATATAATCACCCGGCTGAAAAGTTGTTAAGAACGTAGTAGGGCCTGATACACCGGTCACTGTGGCATTCGAGGCTGTTACTGCAACATTACCTGTTAAGTTGGCTGTCTTAGCCGTTGATGTCGCTACGACGTGAAAATCTTGCTCTTGTGTAGGCGATAGAAGCCCTAGATATGGGAAAGACTCTACTGACGCGCCAGCTCCAGAAGAGCTTACGTTAGCTGTAGTAATACCAGAAGTTGCAAATGTAGCGGAGGTCTTTCCTCTATAAACAAAAGACTGATTAACAAACGAGTTTGTAACGATCGCCTTTTGTCCAAATGGGTATATAAGACCAGGATTATCAGGGGCTTGAATAACAGCGGTGTTTGTAGCTGCAGTGGCATTGTACTGTAGTACCACGTCTGCAATTCCAACAGGAGATCCAGAAACGTTATATGTTATATTTCTGACGTCTTGGAACCTGTATCCACCGTTCATCACAATATTAAAGATATAAAGCTCATATTGGGCCCCAGCTGTTCCAGGAGTTCCCATTCCGCTATACGCAAATCCCTTGACATATGCCGTTCCTATCTTATTACTTGAAGATGGTGACACTCCAAGAAGATTACCAGAACTAACAGCGTTTAGGGCTGTGTTATATAAGTCTACCCGTATTACAGAGCTCGAGCTACCAAACTCTCCCGCAACACAGTTTACCAGCGCATAATACCCAAAGTTAAGAGATACTTTCTGCTGAGATACAGACTTGTAGTCTGTCCCCTTTCTAAGATTTACTATGTTGTTATTGATATACTCTACCCTGTATCCTTCGACGTATCCAAGCCCCTGGCTTATTAAAAGATTTACGTTATTAGAGTATAGCGGGTCAGACGTATTAGCTTTATTAGATGTGTTCAATATAAATGGATTGATTACAAAGTCACCGTTCGTCTCGAATGTTCTACGAGCCATCTCAGCGCCAAGTGCAGCGTACTGTGCATTCTGTCTAAGTGTTACTACCGCGCCATTCTTAAAGTCGACGATCGAGAAGAACGAGTTATTGTTTGCAATATCCGGAGTAGCTCTAGTGACAAGTGTTGGATATATCTTGAGACGATCTGCACCAGGAGCCAGATAGTTAGGAGATCCAGCAGCATTATCATATAGAGCATTATTTGCTACAGCATTTTCTATCGTCTCAACAGCATCAAAACCGACAGAGAGTTGATCTGGAACGTTGGTGTATGGCGTAACAATAAGTGTCTGTGGGGTAACATATAAGAATGTACCTTTCTTGAAGATAATACCTTCAGTGGTAGTCATAGAGTAGCCGTAACCAGTCGGTGTAGTAGCTATGTTAGCGACAGTGATATTACCAATTGGTATATTTGCCGAGCTCGTAATGACTAGATTATCATCTGCATCAAATTTTTGTTGTATAACACCGTTAGAGTAAGGTACAGTGTTTAAATATTTTATAAAAAGAGTATTTGTGTTTCCGGTCGCATAGTCTGAAAGGTGGCCACCTATAGTGTCAACGATATATGCTTTTAGCCCATTATTATTATATACATATTGTTTCTTAAAGTCTGAGATAGTAAATGCAAAGTTATTAGCATAGTTATCACTAATCTTAACAAAGTCTTTCTTGTTGTCGAAGCTAAATGTGCAGCCTTCGATAACCGACCCCTCTTGATATATGCTCTTACCGAACTGCTCTATCTGATTCTGAAATATAGATTGAATCTGATTAAGCTCACGTGTTTGAACGGAGCTACCTGGCTTCCATAGGACTCTGTAGTAACTCGACTTTGGATTGTAGTCATCGAAGTACGGTGAGCGAGATAGATCGGTTTGAAGTGTCATATTCTTCCTCTAAACTTAAAAACTAATAACGATCTTAACTGCTTCTTTCGAAGTAGCATTTACTGTGAAAGGGGTAATATTATTAAGGTATATCACGTCACCGGTACCTCTCACAAGATCCGGATATATTATCGTATTATTTAGTAGACTCTGGCCGTGTGTATTAGATGTTTGACCAACAATATATGTAGGGCCCGTTAAAGGACCGCTTTGAAACTTATTACCAGAGATATTATCAAGCAGTATAACGCTATAAACTTGGGATATAGTAGCATTTGCTCCTGAAGCACTAATAATCGTATCACTCACCTCAGGCTTACCTGAGACACCCGATAGTCTAAGATATGTAGAGTTAGCTATTCCAGTGATATATCCCGAAACAGTGTTTATCTGATTTCTGAATGTGTCTCCAACTATAAATGACGTAGTATTTCCACCTATAACAACGTCTAAGTTCGTATTACCATCTATAACATACCCGCTGGCCAGCGTTGAATCTTGTATGACCTGCTCAAACGGTAGATACGAATTGTTATTAGATGTTAACGGAAGTCTTACGGTCTGATTAAACTTAGTAGCAAAATTAGACGTAGCATCAATAAGACCATTTGAAGTGTATATACTTATGACATTCGCTACAGCGTTTGTTATAGGATCATAGATATTATCATTGCTGGTAAACTTTCCAGTCACGTTAGATAATTTTAATTGAGTATTGCTATAGGCTATCTGAAGAAGTCCAGTTGCACCAGACGATAGCTCGGTTACGATCTCCGTGTTTGTCTGTACAGTAAACACACTAATATGGGCTGTTTTTACGTTGGCGGTAACACCGGAGTATAACCCAATAATATTGTCATTTGAAGATATACCATTAGCATAATGACTGCCATTACTAAACTCGCTCTTAACGTCTTTGAGCTCTACGTAAGTAGTGTTACTGTATACGACAATACCGGCTGCAGATGTATTTGGCTGATAAACTATTTCACCGGTTGTAAAGATTCCAGTCTGCGCTGTTATACCAAGTTGAATTCTACTAAAGCTGTTTGCATCCAGATTAACTGTAACGTCGTCAAACTTTGGATCTTGAATTATACCAATTTTACCAAAGTTACCGGATATTGGGAACTTCCATCCCTCATTATAGCCGGTATCAAATGTCATGGAAATACCAGCATACCTAGCGCCGATCTCTGCAAGAGTATCGGACCCATGACCTTTTACTGGAGATATAACTGCCTTTGCAGATGCGCCATTTCCATACAGTGTATTTGCTTGAATGGTAATATTAGCGTACGTATACCCCGTACCTGTATTTGTGATTACTATCTTTTCAATATTATGTGGAGATACTATAGCCTTGCTTATCTGTCCTTGAACGTTTCTCGTACTAACAAAGTAGTTTCCAGGATTAAAGAACCCATTATTATAAGATAGAAGAAGATAGTTGCTGTTGGCTACATGAACTGTTCCCTGTGCCCCAGTAACCACATCTTTAATGATATCACCAACGTTAAATATTCCGTTAGCACTAGAAATATAAAGCTCCGCGCTGACACCATTTACTATCTTTCCTAACTGCGATATAGTAGCGCCAACATTGGTTCGATTTGTAATCGTGTCATCTTTTCTAAATTCATTTAAGGTTAAGTTAACTATCATGGCGGCTGAGTTTATGGCCGTAATAATACCCGTCGCCCCACCAGTCAAATCAGTGATATCATCGCCGATATAAAAATTACTATTGGAAGTTATCTTCGTATAATAGAGTACGACATTATTATTAACGACAGAATAAGCCATGGCGCCTTGACCGTCACCATCGATATTGATGGTCGGGGATATTGAGTACTGTGTAGACTCATTTATTGTATTAAAGTAAGAGACAATATTAGCTGATGCCTTTTGTGTCAGTGATATAGGATCTCTAGAATATATCTTTTGACCAAGGGTAAAGTTACCAAGTTGGTTCTTAATAGTTATATTAGGGTATCCAACTACCTTATCGATATGTGCTCTCTGTAGTGATGACTCACCCTTGATGTAGTGATTAGTGCTATAGATGCTTGTAATGGTGGCATTAGAACTATTATTTGTCTGGTTAATAATCTTGTCACCGACAATAAAGTTACCTACGACACTACCAATAACCATCGTATTGTTAGAGGATACAACACTAACCGTTCCATTAGAATGAGATGTATTTCCTAGCACTTGATATGAGTTAGACCAAGTTCCAGTAGGACTACTGATAACTATCGTATTAGACGCATATGAGAATACTACGCCTGTAGCTACATTTGACGTTCCATTTGTTTGATATACAGGTTCACCTGCAGCAAATGCTACATTACCAGATATAGCAGAGAAACTTATTACAACTTGCGGAGTAACCGTCGACACTGTTCCAACTGCCGACACATTGGCATCAACGATAACGTCGCCTAGATTAAATATTCCAGTATTTGAGTTAAATCCAAGTCTAAGAGACGTGTTAGCTGTCTCACCTACAAATCCTGCCCCATTAATGTCACTTACTATAAGAGTGGTATTGTTAGAGAAAGAAACCGTCCCATAGACAGCTTGCCCGGTATTTGATATGTCTACCATATCAATTTTCTCACCGACTATAAACGGCTGTCCTAAAACCGAGACATTACTGTACTGAAGTATTGCGCCGTTGATATTAGTATTAGAGATATACCCATTTGCGCTGGTAAGAATAATAGAATCCGGGGTGGCTGCATATGGAACAAGATAGTGAACATTAGCTACAAGCGCCGAAGTAAATGGAAGATCTACCTGTATGACCGAGCTATTAACCGACTCGATAAGTCTTACATTGTTATTGCTGTTTGCACCTATCTGTATATACTGCCCGACTGAGTAATCACTTGTTAAGAACGTACCGCTGACAGAGTTAATGAACAACGTGCTTGTGTTCATTACAGTGATTGTGCCCCTCTTTAAAACTGGGGACTGCGTTTGATTAATCAGAGGGTATGCCAGCGCTTGATCCGTAAATATGATATCGCCGCTGTTTCTAACTAAATTGATAGAAGTACCATTGGCTGTTACGATGACACCGTTGGCACCTGTATCTGACTGTACTATTGGGTCTCCAGGTGAGAAATATCCAGAAGAATAAAGATATGCTATCGAGTCAATATTCTGTGTAATTTGATCTCCAGGCGCCCAAGTTCCAGTAGTATCTGAGACATTTAGAACGGTGTAGCTATCGAATGGCTGGTCTACGTTGACTATTCGATTTAAGCCATCGTACGCTCTGATCTTTCTCATCTGACCGGTGCCAAAACCAGACTTTAAATAAATTGTAGAATTTGTATAGTAGTCTTTAACAGAAGATGCGCCTCTATCTAAAGATATATTATAATCATTAATAATACCAGAAATATATCCTGTATAATACGTATTATAGCCTTGGCCTGGAGTAATCAGTCTTATTGCGTCAATAGAACCTGGAACAGCTAGCGTAGCTACGTTTGCGTTTGGGATGACAGGTATAAAGTCTGTGCTTGTAAAATTTGAGTTGTTTGCTGTATCTATCGTATACATGTACTTCCAAACATAGTTATCTGCTGTCTGGAACGTTCCATTTGACGAGTTCAACGTTGGCTTTACTGTAGACGGAGCATTGCCGCCGTTGTCTATGCACTTATAGACCTCTAAATTGTCTGTCATAACATAGAAAGCTTTAGAGTATAGATCTCCATCATCCTGATCATAGTACGGATAAACAGTATTATTAGACCAGTCATGCCTAGGGGCCATATAAGAGATCGAGTTGGCAGTTAACTCTTTACCAAATATAATATCTTTATAGACTTGAGACTCGTGCTGTGTCACAGAGTCAGATGTAGGGAATGGCACGCTCGTGTTAGCGCCATAATAGTCTATCCAAGAATCTGGCTTTCCAACATACACATAATATGCTTTTCTTGAGTGTAAAACATTGCTTACAAACGAGTTAATTATATCGATATAATGGTGGATTGTTAAGACTGCGGTCATTTAAGTATCCATAGGTTTTTTATATTTATATTAAAGATTAAAGTATACCGGCAAAGATTTCTGTCCAACAACCCTACTGGATACGGCAAACTTACCGAACAATGACATTCCGACCGGGTGGACTAGATCAAGCACTATACTTTTGTAAGTGTCTAACATGCGCGGTACCGCTATCTCATACGAGAACTCTTGGTAGTAAACGCTGTCTTGAAGATACATCGTGTCACTCAAGAAACCTTTATTATTTACATAGTACCCACGATCTATGCCGGTCGAGTCGACTATAGCTATTCCAGAGACTGCAATATCGTTGGTGTTGCTGACCATGTAAACGTACTCATCTGGAACATATCCAGTTCCTGAATCAGTAATTCGTATTGCCGTAACGACACCATTTGCAGTACCTGCTTTAGCCTTAA